TTGAAGAAAAAGAAGCTATATTAAGACAAGAATTAGCTACAAAAACTGAAAGAATAAATAAACAAGTTGAAGCTAGACAAAAACTCTTACAAAGACAAAGAAGTTTAAGAGGAATATGAAGATCATCTTCAACTGAAGAGGTTTTATTAGAAGTTCAAGAGGAATGAGCGAAATTAATATCAGCTGCCCAAAGAGCTAATGATTTAGAATTATCTTTATTTAAAGCTCAATCAGAAAACCTAGATTCTGAAGTTATTGCTTCTATACAGGAAGGATTAAGTAAGGCTAATCAAAATCTACAAAAACAAATCAACCTTGAGCTTGATGAAATGAATAAATTAGTAGCTGCTTGAGAATTAGATAATGACTTAGCTTTTGAATCATTAATGAGTTCTTTGGAAATTGCTTGAACAGATATATGAGGAGTAAATAAATTTACAAGTGAATCCACTTGAGTATTATCAGATAAATTTGGTAATCCTATATTAGATGCTGAATGAAATCAAATTCCTGTTTGATGAAAAAGTACATCTGATATTGCTACTATTTCAAATTATGCTGATTGATTAATTAGTTGAAAAATCCCATTTTGAAGTATACCTACAGAATTGAGAGATAATGTAGTAAATTCTTGGGCTGCTAAATTAAATAATTCAATCAAATTATCATGAACACAAATAGCTGATGCTGAATTTTTAGCAGATGAATTATTTGGGAACAATAAAGAAAGTTCAGTTAATGCAATTAAAGCTTTAATGCAACAAGGTTTATCTAATAAAGAAATTATAGAAAGATGAAGAGAAATTTGATTTTCAGAAGAATATAGTTGAAGTATTAGAGATTGATTAAATCAAGCAACATTATCATTATGAGAAGAAAAAAGTTGAAGAACAGCCAGTATTATGAGCAGACTTTTATCTGAATGAAAAAATTCTCAAGCAATAGATTTATTATTAGGTTCAGCAGCAGAGGGTGCGACTGCTCAACAAAAAGATAAAATAACTTGATTATGAGAATTGACTTGAAATCTTACAAGTATTAGAAGTGAATTAAATAAATTATCTCAATCAGAAATAGATTGAATAGAATGGGAAGAAGTTGATACATGAAAAATAACACAAGCTTGAGAGAAAATTTTTAATTTAGTTTGAAAAAGTTCTGATCCTAGAATTACTAGAATAGCTACTCAAATGTGAATTGCTATACAAGCATATAGACAATCTCGTTCATGAGCTGCTTTTTCTGAAAGTGAAGCAAAAGAATATGCTGCATTATTTCCAGGTATTTGAAAGGATTTTGAGCTTAATTCTGAATTAATTAAATGAGTATTAAATACAGCAGAAATTGCTACTAATAATTTTTATAGAGGGAAAATATGAGTAACTAATTTTGATAACATTTTTTCAAATGGAGTAATGAATACCTTACATCCTTGACAATGATTTACTTGAGGTGCTAATATTATTGATTTCACTAATATCTCAGATGATTTATCAGATGAAGAGATAATAAATCAAATAAATAAATGAAATGTAGGAACTTTTGATATTAATAGTGATAATTCTTTAGATACATTCTTAGATGCTACTGAAGAGAATAATTTTAATCCATTTTCTTTAGATAATTTTAAAGAACAAAATCAAAGTGTACAGGATTTCAATAAGCCTGACACAACAGGCTGAACAAATGAGATATGACAAAAAATTCAACAAGATATAGATAGGATAGCTCAATGAACTTCTGTAAATGCAAATGATATATTAGCAATAGCAGGTAATAGAAATGTTAATCCTGCTATATTAGCTGCCTTTTTAAGAAACGATAGTACATATTGAAGTAAATGACTAGGTTCTAAGAATAATAACCCTTGAAATGTATGACAATTTGATAGATTATGAACAGAATGAGTAGAATGATTTAAAACTATACAAGAATGAATTGATGCAGCAGCAAGTAATTTAGAAAAAAGAACACTAGCATTTAAACAATTATTTCCTAATAGAGAGCCAACAGCTTTTGAATTAGCTAAATGAATTGCAAATTGAAAGAAATTCTTTTGACCTTATATGACAGAAAAACAATGAGCTAAAAGAGTTCAAGATATAGTGAATCAACTTACTTCTTAATAAGATATTATGGCTACTTCGCAAGAAAGAGATATGTTCAGAAATTTGGTTAAACAATGACTTTCAAAAGAAAGAGCTAAATCTATAATTAATCAATTAAAAACTAAAGCTCAACCAGAAAAAATTGAAACACCAAATGATAAATTGAAAAAAGATATAAAATTACCTGAGGAAAAAGGTTTTGTATGAAGATTATGAGAAGATGTATCTAAAAGATGAACAAATATTTTAGATACTATTAAAAGTGTTTGAAAAACAGACCCTGAAGCAAATTCATTACAAAGATCTATTGCTCCATTATGAAAAGCTACTCAAATTATTTGACAATGATTTTGAGCTGCTTGAGATGTGGTTTGAGAGACATTTCTTTCTTGATTGAAATTATTATGAAGTTGATTAAGTAAGATTACTCCTGATTCTATAGAAGAACCTATTAAACAAAAAATTTGAGAGGTTTGAACTTCTGTTTTACAATCAGAAGCATGACAACTTTGATTACAAGCAATATCTTCATGAGTAGAAGCTTATTGAGAATTTAAGAAAGAAAATCCAGAAACTGCTAAAAATATAGAAGCTATTTGAAATATTTTAAGTTTTACTCCTATTTGAAGGGGAGGGAAACCTGTTACTTGAGCTATATGAGAATTAACAGAAAAAGGTTGAAAAACATTAGTTGAAAGTTGAGAAAAAACATTAAAAAATAAATTAAAAGATAGTGTAACAGATTTAATAGTAGATCCAAATACAAAAAAAGAATGAATAAAGCAAGTTACTCAATGACAAAAAACAGCAGGAGGATTATTTTTTGAATGAAAAATTACTCCTACTAAAATTAAATGAGATATAATTGATGAAACTAATATAATTGATGAAATATCTAAAATTAAATGAATACAGGCTTCTGATCCAATTATAACAAAAACAAATAAAGTTAGACAAGAAATTTCTAATCAAGCAAGTAAATTAGAAAAACTATTAGATGAACATCCTGTAATTTTTCCTAGAAAAGAAATTAATATTAAAGTTAAAAAATTAGTTGAGGAAATAAAAGATACTCCATTATTAAAGTGAGCTGATATATCAAAACAAGCAGATAATGTAATGGAACATTTTAATAGATTTATAGCAGAACAACCATCTAATGCTAAATGATTATTGACAGCTAGAAAGAATTTTGATAAATGGATAAAAAATCAATGATTAGATGCTTTTGAGGGAGTCAATACTTGATTGAAAGTAGCTATTAGAAAATTAAGAATGTGAGTAAATGATATTATAGCAGATAAAGCTACAGATGTTCCTGTTAAAGATTTATTAAAGAGTCAACAAATATTATTTATGTGAATGGAAAAAATTGCTCCAAAAGCATTAAAGGAAGCATGATCTTGATTATGAAGATTAATGCAAAGAGTATCAAAATTTGTATGATGATGAATTTTATCTAAGGTTGTTGCAGGTGGAGCATTAGCATGAGCTGGTACTGCTGCTGTTATTTTACCAACAGTATGAGCAATAGCTTCTTGAATTTTATGAGTAGGAATTACTTGAAAGTTAATATTAAGTCCTAAATTAAGAAAGACTTTATGAAAGGTTTTAGATTGATTATGAGAAGCTATTCAGAAAACTCCTTGAAATCCTGATATACAAATCCTTAAACAAGAATTAGAAGATTTTTTAAATGATACTGAAGAAGAAAATATTACTCCTTAATTTTAATATTATGTGGCTATGGGTTATTATAGTAGAGATAATTATTATTTGATTAATACATATTTATGGTTAATTTAGTGATTCATGAATATAGATGATTCAAAAAGGGTTCATATTACATTACTTTATGAATAATAAGTATTTTTAATAGGAGTATTTTTAAAATGTTTGAAAATGCTTCTAAAAAATTAGACACAGCTTTATGATATAAAAAACATACACATGGGTTCGTATCAAAAAAATACAAATAAACAGAATAAGAAAGCTATTCAAAAAGAACTAATCATAAAAGCATTAGAAACAAAAACTCAACCAGAAAGAGATAGTTTAATTGCATTTATGAAGTCTTTTTTTAAACAAGAAAAAAATAGAGAATTTACATCTAATTGGCATTATGAATTATTGGCAGATAAATTAAAATGAGTAGTAGATTGAAAAATAAGAAGATTAATAATAAATTTACCACCTCGCCACTGAAAAACCGAATTAATAACTAAATGTTTTCCTGTTTGGGCTTTATGAAATAATCCTAGTCTTGAAATAATTGCTACCTCATATTCAGCCACATTAGCACAAGAATTTTCTTCTGAAGCTAGAGATTATTATACTTCAAAAACTTTTCAGAGTATTTTTCCTAGGGCTGATAATATAAAAGATAGTCAAAATACTAAAGATTATTGGAAATTACAATCAGGATGAAGTTATTATGCAACTGGTTCAGGTGGTTCAATTACAGGTCGTTGAGCGAATTGTTTAGTATGAGATACTTTAGTTTCAACAGATAAATGAAAAATAAAAATAGAAGAACTTGCTATTAATAATAAAAAAGTTAATATATTGTCGTATAATCATACCTTAAGTAAGTTAGAATATAAAAAATGTTTAGCTTATCAAATATCTGATAATGACAATATCTATGAAATTACTACATCTTCATGAATTAAAATTAAATGAACTTGAGAACATAAATTCTTCATTCTATGACAATGATACAAAGAGGCGAAAAGTTTACAAAAATGAGATAAAATTATCAAAGAAGAACAAGCTTTGTGAGAGTTGTTGAAAAACAAAATGATGAAGATGATTATTATGCAGATCTTGTTATTTTGAGAAAAGAAAAGCAGTCATCCATCTACTTTGTTGAAATTGTACAAAAGAATTAATAAGACCTCTTTATGAAATAAGAAAAGCTTTAAAAAGAAATCAAAAATTTATGTATTGTTCCTTAAAATGTTCAGGACAACATTATATGGAGAAATTTTGAACTCGTTGCAAGAATTGTGATTGAATAAAAACTGACAAAATAAAGAGATTTTGTTCTGAAAAATGCAAAATTGATTACAGGATGAAGAACAAAAAATTACAGCCAATAAATTGTCAAGAGTGTGGGATAAAAGTAAATCCAATATCTCATTTGACAAAATTTTGTTGAATGAAATGCAAAAATTTACATCATTCAAAAACAATGTTATTAAAAAACAATCCAAATTACAAACATTGACATTCAAGAAAAAATTATCCTTATATCTTTTACAAACAAAGAAAAAATATATTAAAAAGAGATTGAAACAAATGTATAGTATGTTCTTCTGAAAAGACTCTATGTATACATCACAAAGATCACAATCCATTAAACAATCATCATCTGAATTTAATAACAGTATGCAAACATTGTCATACAATTCATCACAAATCAAAACAGACACCATTTCAGATATTAAAATCATAAAATGAAAAACTAAAGTTTATGATATAGAAGTAGAGGATAATAATAATTTTTTTGCTAATAATATATTAGTTCATAATTGTTTTATAATTGATGATCCAATTAAACCTGATGAAACAGAATCTGAAATAAAAAGAATATGAATAAATAATTGGTATAATAATACCGTTATTTCTCGTTTAAATAATCCAAAACAAGATTCTATTATAATTATAATGCAAAGACTTCATGATGATGATTTATGTTGATTTCTGAAAGAGAAAATGGATGATTGAACTTGAGATGATTGGGATATAGTTAATTTACCTGCTATAGCTGAAGAAGATGAGGAACATATTCTCTCTGATTGAAAGATTTTAAAAAGAAAAGAATGAGAACCTTTATTTGAGGCTAGATTTGATTTAGATGTATTAAATCAAATTAAAAAATGAATATGAGATGTAATATTTTCTTGTCAATATCAACAAGATCCAATAGCAAAAGAAAATCAAGAATTTCATGAAGAATGGTTTAAATATTATAATTGAACACCGAGTGAATTTTGAAGAATTTTTACAAGTTGCGACCCTGCATTTAGTAAATCTAAAAGAGCTGATTTCAGTGTTGTAACTACTGCTAAATTTATTTGAGATAAAATGTATATCTTAGAACAAAGTGTTTGAAAACGGAATCCTGCAGAATTAGAAGATATTTTAGTTATGCATGTTAAAAAATGGACTCCTGAAAAATTATGAATTGAAGCAGTTCAAGCTCAAACTACTGTTGCATTTTCTTTAAAAGCTAGATTAAGAAGGGAAAAAATTATAAAAACAGAAATAGTAGAAATTAGACAAAAATGAGATAAACCTCAAAAAATTAGAGCTTTAATTCCTTTATATAGAAATTGATTAATCTATCATAAGGAAGATATGAGAGGGGAAGTATTAGAAGGTCAGTTATTAAAATTTCCTAGATGAAAAAAAGATGATTGTCCTGATTGAATGCAAATGCTATTATATTTGTATGAATTACAGCCAAATGTATGAAAAAGATATAAAATGCCTGTAGTTAAATATAATTCTTTTTGAATGCCTGTAATAACTAAAAACTTTACAAATATTAAAAAACCTATAAGATAATTATATATTCTTAAATCAAACTTTTTATGACACCTACAAAAGAAGAACAAGCTAGGATTTTACAGTATGTACAACAAAATATAGATTTATTTACAGCTCAAAGTAAAACCTATAGAGAACAAATGTTACAAGTATATGAATCATTATCTACTTTTGTAATGCCTGAAACTTGAGATGTATTAACAAGATTTAAAATAAATAAAGCTCATGAAGTAGTGAGAAAAATCGTTCCAAGATTAATAGCTAGAAGTCCAAGGTTTTTAGTTTCAACTAGAACTGATATTTTTGATGACTGAGATGAATTGAAAACTTGAGAAGATAGAATAGAAATGTTGAGAAAGCATGATTTATACGCAAAAGCAACTAATGATTATTTAAGAGCTGTTTTTGAAGATACTTGATTTAGAGAAAGATTAAAGTATTGGGCTGTAAATATGATTACATATTGAAATTCTTTCGTTCAAGTCGTTCCTAAGTTCGTTATTCAAAAAAGTAAAGATTGAAAATGAAAAGTTACTGAAGAAATGGTACAAACTCTACCTACTATTGATATTGCTAGTTGGACTGAAATGTATTATGATCCAAGATATAAAATCCTTGAAGATATGCCTTGATTATTTAGAGTTAGAAAAAGAGTAAGATTACAAGATATACTTTTTACTGATTGATATTTTAATTTAGATGTAGCCAAAGAATTAGCTTGAAAAACATATAGTGATGTAGATAGTTATTCTCAATTAATATATAGTGCATCATGAATATCTAATATAAAAGTCAAACAAGGTATTGATATGAATAATTTAGATTTACAAGTATATGAATGAAAATTTAGTTTAACCTGAGATGCTAAAGATGAAAGATTATATGAAATAGTAACAATTAATGCTACTATAGTAATATGATTAAAAGAAATCACTAAAATATCTTTTGTTGATGCTAAATGACACGAAGACCCTGAAGTATTTTATTGTGTAGGGGTTGTTGCTCCTATTATGTGAATTACAGATGAATTAAATTTCCAAAAAAATGCTCAAGCTACTGCTATGAGTAAATCTCTTAATAGAAGTTATTATTGGTCTCCTGAAAGTTGAGTAGACCCATCTAATTTAATTTGAGATGCTCCTTGAAATATTATAGTTTGTACTGAATGAGTTGAAGCTGCTAAAAGAAATTTAGAGGAACAAAAAGATAATCCTCTACCTGCTCAATATTTTAGTAATATTAATGATTATAATAGAGATATTCAATCATTAACACATACTACTGATGTTTCTTCTCCTGCATGACAAAATGCTCTTACAAATACAGCAACAGGTGCTAGAATAAGTTTCTTTGAATCAAATGCTGTTATATGAGAAATGAGAAAGAATTTTGAAAAAGCCGTTCAAGAACTAGCATTTACTATTCTTGATTGGACTGCCAATAATTTAGATAATAATATAACTTTAAAAAATCAAGCAAGTTGAGAGTTTATAAAAGTTAATATTGAAGCTATAAAAGATGCTATAAAAAGATATGATATAGTAATAGAAGCAAATTCATCTAGTTTTGATGATGTTGAAAATAGAAGAGCTGATGCTCTTGCTGTAAAAAATATTGCTATTGAAGCTGCAGCTAATTGAGCTAAAGTAGATATGGATAAAGTATTTAATAAAGTATTTGGTACTTTTGAATGATATGAAGATGTAATGAAAATTGAAGAAGAATGAGGACTTGGAGATTTATTATGAGGAGAAGAATGAGAAATAACTTGAAAAGCATGAGCTAAAGTAGAATTAAATCCTGCATTAGATGCTGCTTGATTAACAAAAGAAGTCGCTTGAGGTAATTTATCTGCAATTTAAATAATATGTCAAATATTCTAAGTGAAATCCAAGATTATCGTGAAAGGAAAATGATGGAAAGTAAAATAATTGTTGCAGATAAATCATTTTTAAGTAATATAGACAAAATTAAAAGAATTAGAAAAACAGAATGATACTTAATGATAAAAGATTATTGGACAAGAAAGTTTAATTTAAGTTTAGAGAGAGTTA